CGAAATAACGTGTCCTGGCGGGCGGTGGAATTACGATGCGGTCGCGGCGACGGCGCGGTTGAATTGCTTTTTCTGCGGGCAGGACACTTCTGATTTGCCTGACAAGCGGCGGATGCTCAACGACACGGCAGAGTATGTTGTCACTAACCCCGGCGCCCAGGCATCAATCGCCGGTTTTCAATGGCCGGTATTCGCGAGCATTGACATTTCTTTCGGGGAGCAGGTTGTTAAATTTCTCAGAGCGCACGTCGAGGAAAGGGATCACGGTAACAGCTTGCCGATGCAAGAATTTTGGCAAAAGCAATTAGCCCGAACGCGGAGCCTCCATGATACCGACCGTTACGTGGCGGTGTTGACCGAGCCTTACGTGCCGACTGAGACGCGTAAAGACTTTGTGTTCCTAACAGTTGACTGTCAAAAAGATTTGCGGGACTTTTGGTATGTGGTTCGGACATGGAATCGCGCGGGAGAATCGTGGCAGCTTGACCGAGGGCGGGTAGGATCGTGGGAGGAAGTTTCGGCAGTTCAAGCGAAATGGCAAGTGCTTGACCAGTGCTGTTTCTTCGATCTTGGTTACGAGCAAACTCGCGTTGCGCGTGAGTGCGTTAAGCACGGACATTTTGCGCAAGTGCATGGACGCAAGCGTTGGTTTTGTTGGGTTGGATTGAAGGGCAGCGGACTCAACCGCTTTACACATCGCATTCCACTGCGAGACGGGGGGACGCGGGTTGAGTATCGAATTTACAGCGAGTGCGAGTATCTCAACCCGCAAATCGGACTAACGAATTCCACGATGCTTTGCCCGATGTTCAACTGGTCAAATTTACACTTCAAAGACATTCTCGCGGCACATCGCGACCGGCGGGCGGCGAAGTTCGTTGCGCTGACGGATGATGACCAAAACGCGGGCGACCTTGGTTACAACCGAATGATGAACGCGGAGTTTCGGTTTGACGAGCGGAGCAAGACATCCGGCCAAAAGGTTTCCGTGTGGCGTCCTATCAGGTCCCGGCCAAACCATTTCTTTGACGCGGAAGCGATGCAATTTGTTGCAGCCGCGCTCAATCGGATTATCGGCGAGCCAACACCGGAAAAAGAAGACAGTGAACAAAAAGAAAAAACATGAGCAATCAAATTATCAACGGTAACCAACGTCCGATAAGTCACCTTATGCCAAACGCTACTTACGTCGGTGCGGATTCGTGCGGCAACTGTAAATTTTTTCAACAAATAAATCCGCAATCGGGGCTTTGCCGTCGCTATCCGCCGGCGATTCAAATCATTCCGGTTGCTGGCGGAATGGCCCCGGCGGTCAATCTTTACCCCGTCGTGCCGGAAGAAGCGTGGTGCGGGGAATGGGCAACGCGGATTGGGGTCCTAAGTTGACAAGTGGCCCTTTGGAAAGGACAATGACAAATTACTACATCGGTTGGACCGAGCAGCAGCTTCTAACTGAGCGCCGCGCCGTGCAAGAACGCATGTCGCGCGGGGCGCAGGAATTGTCGAGGGGCGCGGAAGTGGAATCGCGCAAGAAATTCGAGACGCAAGGATTCGTTACACTCCAACGAATTCAGTATTCCCTTTCTCAATTGCCCGCGGCGGATTGCAACAACGGGGTCAATAACCACGTCAACCCGTATTCGCAACGGGCTGTTCGCACGCGGGCGCAATATCGATTCTTCTGATGAAATCCGCCTTTCAAATAGCCTGGGTGGTAGAAGACTCGCCAGACGATAAAACGGTTTTCCTTAAAGTGTATCAGCGCGGCGAGGTTCTTATGGACGAGAGGTTATGCGGAGTGTTGATTAAAACGCTTACGGAAGCGCTGCGAAGGATTAAAAAGAAATGAGCCTTCCCGGTTACACCGTCCGCGACCGCCGCCAAGCCAATGCCGGCCGGCCAAAACTCTTTGACCCAACCGGTAAGGTTGTGGACTACGGTCTCTATCCGTCCCCCCGGCTTTCTGGTTACAAACACTACCGGCCCAGGTTGTTTCTGTCGCAGGACACGCGGAGCAATGTCAATCCCTACGACCGTTACGAAATGGTAACGTATTCGCGGCAGCTATTCGCGCAAATGGCGAATCTGGGGCGGGCTGTGGTAGAGAAAAACTCATGGGCTTTCGGGGATGCGTGGGAGCCTCACTACACTGGGGAAAATGCAAAATGGGGTGAAGAAGCGACGGAGTTTTTGAAGGAACAATTCTACCCGGAATGCAACGTTCGTGGCAATCCATTTGACATGACGGCGACAATGCAAACGAGCGGCATTGCGCTTGACCGGGATGGGGACGATGTTTGTTTATTGACAGAGCGCGAGGATCATTTTCCGCAAGTCATGGTCCTGTCTGCCACGCGCATCGGCGCAAAAGAGTCTGGTGGGGAATTACTGACGGGGCCTTATGCCGGTTGTAAAATTTACGACGGGGTGATTCAAGACCGGCGCCAGCGGACAGTTGCGGTGTGTGTTTTTGACATGCACGCCGACACGGAAATGCGTATTGACATCGCATCGGCAGACCTGCTTTTCGAGCCGGAATGGGGCGATCAAACGCGGGGCATCCCGCTATTCGCGCGGGGGCTTCTAGACGGATGGGACATGCAAGATATTGACGTGTTCCTAAAGCGGGGATTGAAACTTGCCGCGTCTGTCGGGTTGATTCAGTGGAATGAAGAAGGGGAAGCGAATTCCGGTCCGGAAGCAATCACGACCGAGGTTGACGATCCTACGCAGTCAACAAACCCCGTCACGGTGGAGCAGATTGAAGGTGGGGAGGGTTACTACTTCCGATCAAATTCCGGCAGTAAAATTGAGACGTTGAAAGACGCCCGTCCTACCATTGAGCAGGAAAAATACATTGCCCGCGTGGAACGGCGTTGCATTTACTCACTCGGCTGGAGCTACCAATTGCTTTACCCAGAGTTAGTCGGGGGTGCCCCGGCGCGGATCGTGGTTGACCTTGCAAACAAGAATTTGAAAATCCGGCGCCGGGTCGGGTTACGCCGCTGGCGTCGGATCATTTCCTACGCGATTGCGAAGGCGATGGAAGGTGGTTTCCTGTCAAAGAATTACGAAGGGGCGGACTGGGCCGCGTGGCATCCGTCAATGCCTGGCAACATCACAGCGGACTCAGGCAATGACGAGGCGGCGGCGCTGAATAACTTGAAAATGGGAACGACAACCCTCGCGATTGAGACGGGAAAAAAAGGCCATTATTGGCGATCGCTCCGAGACCAGCGGCAGCGGGAGATTGAAGACCTCGCCGCGCGGGCGATGGCGATAACGAAACAGTATCCAGCCATTCCATTTGACAAAGCAATGGAGTTACTTGAGCAACGCGCCCCAAATCCGACAGCGGCCGTAACCGGCGACGGCCCCGGAAAACCAGAGGAAACGAAATGAAATTTGAACGCATTGCCAACGCGCTTTACCGCCAGCCGCTTTTCATTACGAGTGCCGGGTTTGAAATTCTCGACACGGTGTTTCGGAAGCATGGCGCGGATGTAAATTCTTTCACTGAGAAAATCAAATCAGAATCAGGGACGGACTTTTTCGGCAACCCATACCCGGAATTTGAGATACTCGGAAACGCGGGCATCATCCCTATTCGAGGGCCGCTTATTCAGCACGGCTCGTTGCTCGAAAAGTCATGCGGGGTAATGTCCTACGACGATATTCGCGGCATGATGAATGAGGCAGTGGAAGCGTATGATGCTGGCAAGTGCGAGCAGATTATTTTTGATATTGACTCACCTGGCGGGGAGCATGTCGGTTGCTTGGAATTGGCGCGGGAGATAGCGATGTTGCAAGAGCAGGATTATCCGGTCCATGCGTGGTGTGAGCGGCAAATGGCGAGTGCGGCTTACATGCTCGCGGCGGGTTGCGTGTCAATCGGGATGACCGAGAGCGCAATGGGCGGCTCCATTGGCAGCATGATCGGTTTCCTTGACACGTCCGAAGCGATGGCGCAACAGGGCGTGAAGGCGGAGATCATCGCGAGTGGTAAATACAAATCCACCGGGCATGAAGGCACAAGCCTGTCAGATGAGCAGCGCGAATACCTGCAAGGGTTGGTTGACCAATGCGCCGCGCAGTTTTACGAGCATGTGAACGATTGGCGTCCGCAAGTGGATTCTGAGTCAATGCAAGGGCAACAGTTCCTCGGATCGGACATGGTTGAAAAAGGTTTAGCGGACGTGCTTTCCCCGTCAATGGACGACTTCATAAACGGCTTCTGACGGGCACTTTTTCCCAAAAAAGTTTTGCTCAGGTTGATAACTTTCCTCTTGAAAAGAAGTCGTTATTATGACATTGCGTGAAATTGTATCCAAGCTGGCGGGGATTGAAGCGAAACTAAATGCTCCCGCTCTTAACCCTGTTGACTTGACCGCCGCCCGGACGGAACTGGCATCTCTGACCAACCTTTGCGGTGTCGAGTTGACCGCGCGGGATGCGGAGATCGTCAAGCTTAAGGCCGATGCTACCACATCCGCGACGAAGATCACCGAGTTGACCGGCCAGGTCACCGCGAAGGACGCGGAGATCGTCACCTTAAAATCCGCCGCGAAAGGCGCGGGTGAACAGGCGGTCGCGATTGTTGCGAAGGCTGGCATCCCCGCCGGCGCGACGCCCGCTGCGGAGCCTGGCGACGCCGTCAATGAGCCTGTGAAGCTCATGGCCCGCTATCACGAACTGCGGGCGCAGAACCCGACCGCTGCCGGGGAGTTCTATCTCAAGAATCGCGACAAGATGTTCGCCTAACCCGCTTTCGACAAATCCACGCGCTAAACAATTTTTTTCATAACATGAATACAAAACAAAAAGTTCTTTTCATTTTCGGTCTATTCGCTGCAATTCTTTGCGGTGCGGTTACTCACCAATGGCTCGCGGTCGGGTTGCTTTGGATTGCGTTCGACTCGCTGTTAGCGCGGCGCCGCCCGGGCTTCTGTTTGGTCAACACCCTCGGCACGCTCGGCACGGCGACGATTGTGCAAGAGGCGCTTGACATGGTGTTCACGAAACGCCCGTTGCTCAAATACATTTCAATGGGATTTACTGACGATAAAGGCAGTCCTATTGCGTTGTTTAATCAGCAAGTGATTACCCGCACAAAGAGCGTGCCCGCAGTCGGTAATTTCGGTGATGCGCTCCCAGCCCGCGCGGACGTTGACGTGCCTGTGACACTCAACCAATTCAAACAGGTCGGTTATTCTTTCACCCCACAGGAATACAGTGGCACGAATCGCGATCTTATCCGGGAATCAGCGGAGCCGCTCGCCATTGCGTTTGCGAACGCAATGGTGGATGCGGTTGCATCCAACTGGACGCCGGCAAACTTCGCAAACAAGAGCGTGCTTGGCGCGGGCTGGTCTTACAACCACATCACCCAGGTTCGGGCGGCGCTTAATAAGCGTGGCGTTCCTGTTGACAACCGATTTTACGTCGGCAACTCCGACGTGTGCGCGTCACTGCTGAATGACCCGCTTATTGTTTCCGCGTTCAACAATCCCGCCAATGGCGAGGCGATCCGGCGCGGCTTGCTGCCGCAAGTTGGCGGCCTTGGCAACAATGCGGTCGGCTTGGACGAATATCCCGACATTGCGGTGGCGGCGGGAAGTGCTTCCGTGGTCGGGTTTTCTGGCACCCCGGATTCGACGGTGTATGCGCATCGCATCCCGAAAGACCCGCGTGAGATTCTGCCGAATGCGCCCATGCCCGGCTCGCTCGGCGTCGTGACGGAACCGAAGACAGGACTCTCGGTTATGGTGCTTGAATACATTGCGCTTCCGGCGCTCACTGCGAACATCATCCTTTTGTGGATGTATGGCACCGCGGTTGGCCGCGCGAACAACGGGCAACTCATCACTAACGCCTGATTGTGAACAATCTCAATAACACTTTACTTGTGGTGAGCCTGGACGCGTCCGGCAAGCGCGTGGCGCACTACATGGGGAATGACCTCGTGAAGGCGGAGGAAGCCTACGCGAAAGTCTTTACTGACAGTTCTTTCGTCGAAGTTTGCCTTGCGGATCTTTTCCATCAGCGGAAATGCGGCACTCCGGCGGCGAATGCCGCGCTGATTGCCGCGAATGCGGCAGCGGTGGAAGACGCGGAGGAAAAGAAGTCCGACAACGCGCTGGCGCTTGCGAATGAAGAGCGTAAGAAACTCGCCTTGCAATTGGCTGGCGCGGAAGAGCGGAACAAAACATTGGCTGCTGAAAATGCCCGGATTAAAGCCGGGAAGAAAAAATAACGAACTATGAAAAACTTCTTTTTGACACTTTCGATTTGTGTGGGACTGGCCGTTGCGGCGGCATTGCCCGCGAAGGCACAGACCTATGGTTACTCCGGCCCGGCGTTCACGACTAATGCGGGTCTGGCGGGTGGATATTCCGGCGCGACAAACGCTCTCACGGCAGGCGCTTTGATACCAGCTGCGGGGTCGTCCGCAGGAACATTTTATCCGACCAACGCCGCCGGACTACCGTTCATTTTCCCGCTTGGCACGCCGAACAAATACAACAAAGTTACGATTGACGTGCGTTACCAACTCGCGTCGAATGCAACTTACACCACATTCCTGGCTGGCACGCCCACTGTTAAAGTGGTATTCGGCGCGAACTTGGACGGCAATCCGACTAATTTCGTGACGAACTATTGCGCGTTTCTGACCACGCTGAATACCAACGGCGCAACTACACTTCCGGGATTGATTACTGAGAATTTCACAAACTTGGAGTCTTACGGGATGGGTTATCTCATCCTTGACCACTTCGAGAATCTGAACAGCAATCCAGTCGTTCCGATTGTGAACATCGGCACGAAACCGGGCTTCTGACAACATCTACTCCTGAGAGCGGCCCGGCGTTACGTGTGTGACACCGGGCCGCGTTGTTTATGAGCGCGATTTCTGATTCATTGGCCGGCGCGATTGCATCGCTTGAGGTTGACGGCGGTATGACTATCACGTTGCCGGACGGGACTGTGGCGCCGTGCGTTGTGAGCATGATTGAGAATGACCGTGAAGCGATGGAAGGTGGTCAATGGATTACCTATTCAGGGACCGCTGTTATTCGCGCGAGCCTGGTTAATATGACTCCCCGGCAAGGTAATCAGGTAATTTACAACGGGCAGACAATGCATGTCGGGAAAGTGTCAGTGAATAGCAATCTCGGATTTATTAGCCTGCAACTATCTTCAACCCCAATGCCGAAATGACAGCCGCCGTCAACACGCCAGATTTTAATTTGGAAGATGCCTATGCCGGGTTGCTGGCGACAGCGGGAGATAACCTTGTCGGCGCTCCGATCCTTGTGAGTATGGTGATTACGGACCTGGCGACAACGCACATTGCCGTCATTGTTGAAAAGCTCCAGCGGTCGGAAGACATGCCGCGCTCCGGCAACTGGCAATGCGACGTTCATGTGAAGGTCGTTACCGCGATTGACGATACGCCACAAGCCCCTTTCCCGTCGCTACGTGCCCTCCACAAGCAACGAGCCGGGGTCGTCCGCGATATTGTTATGGTTGGTGGTCTCGACGCGCTCCTGGAGGCTCAGGCGCAATCCTTGGACGAATCCCTAACCGTCCAAGGTTACGATTTCTCTGACATTGTGCATCGGATTGAAGGCCGGTCGTGGGTAACAGAATTTGTGGTGCATCACGCGATTGTGAATGCGAATCCCGCCGCGGAATGAGTGTTACCTTAAAATTCGACAGCAGCCGGTTTCAAAAGGATTTCCTGGAGAGGGTGGAGCATTCACGGTTTCAATTGCACGACGTAACGAACCGGGTTGCTTTTGGGGCGTTACAAAAGGCTGATTTGCAGACGCGGGTTGCGGAGCGTGCGGAGATCGAGAAGCTCGGTGTCATTGGGAAGCAGTTATTTACAAAAGGTGTTGGTAAAAATCACACTGGGGCAGGACGGTTGCTCAAAACTCCAAAAAACATTTACGCATCCGGCGATCAACTTTTACGGGCAACTAATATCTTCATTGCACAGTTACGGACGCGTGGAATTAACCCGCGATCAATCCCGGCACATGAAATGCAAAAAGCAGTGCAAAAGTTTATTGCTGCGCGATTGCGGGCGGTTGGAAGTGTTGCGAACCGGTTCACCCCGGCGCTGAAAAAATTAAAGAACGCAATACGAATTTCCTATCTCTATGTCCCCTACAAAGGGCCAGTTCGGGGTCGTCAAAAGAGCCGGGTAAGCGAGGCAAAGCCGGGATGGTCGCCCGTGTGTAAATTTGAGGTGGATGTTGACACTGGCGACCCGCATCAATCCAGCGAATCAAAATCGCGCGTGGAAGAAATTTTAAAGAAGGCGGTTGATGATGGCATGGTCGGGGAAACCTACGAGATGGAAAAGTTTGCAAAAGAGGCGATTGACCAAGTTTGGCGTAAGTGAAAAGTTGACAACCTCCCATTAGTAAAGAGTAAAAATTTATGGCAAATCCAAAAATTCAAGGGCTGGCCTGCGTTTATGGCATGCAGGACAACACCGCCGCCGCGACCGTGGCCGATCCTGTTTTCATGTTTGCCGCCGAAACTGCGCAGCGTGATTTTATTTCCCAATCCGCCGGCGTAAGCTCTGCCGACAAAGTGCTCGACTTGACGGGCGGTTCGGGGAAGATTGTCACCACAATTTTGCAAGAGCAAATTACCGATGTGGAATTCGATCTGGTGCCTATCGGCATTGGGGCGCGAACTACGCCGGCAAGCCCAGACAGTGGTGTTACGGCAGGGGCCGGTCCGCCTGCGACCGGATCGACAATAGCTTTGGCCCGGGTGGCTTCTGTCATTCCCCGGAAAAATGACAAGCTCGTTACCGCATCTTTCACGGTTGCGGATTACAACGGGACGTGGCGGATCATGGATTCCAATACAAAGATGCGATCTGACGGCGTGCTGATTTTCCATGTGAAGGCGCAAACCTCTGAAAACATCACCTCGCTTGTCGGCACGGCTATTACCACCTGACCATGACATGCTCGACAAATTTCTCACCGCCGCGATTCCAGAGCCGGTTGTCTGTATGGGCATCCGGTTGCGGCCGTATTCACTCGGCGCGAGTCTTTTGTTGACGCGGTTTGGATCCCCTTTCATTTCAGGCGGCCAGTTCAATATTGACGACTTGACACTGGCCGTCATTCTATGTTCGCAGACCTGGGCAGAGAATCTCAATTTCATTTCCGGCCGGGATTCCACCGCTGAAAAATCGCTCAAAAAGTGGAGGGAGAAACTTCCGAAAGACTTCAACTTCATTTTCTCGTCTAATCTGTTTTCGAAATACCTTATAGCGGCATCCGGAAGGGATGCGCTGCCGATAGTCGAGTGCGATTCAAAGGACGCGCATTCGTCAGAAGCCCCGGTTGAATTGAATTGGATGGTTGTCTGCATGACACTAGGTCAGAGCTTGGAAACCATCCTTGACCAGCCTTACGGATTAACGCGTTGGCTGGCGGCGGGTTACGGCGAGTCGCAAGGGCTGCTTCGCATTGTCAATCCTATTCCTGAGCGAACACCGGAGCAGCTTGAAAAAGACGCGCTGGTATTCAAAAAAATAATGGAGGAACATGGGCCTCGCTAAAATCATGGGGCAGGTAGGGCTTGACGGCAGCGCATTTTCGCTTGGCGCAAAGCAGGTGGAGTCGGAAGCGCAGAGGCTTTCCAATTCGATTAACAGTTCACTCAAGGGCCAGCTCGCGGGGATTCTTGGCGTTGCTTTTTTTGAGCAGGCGATTCAGCGGACGATTCAATGGGGGGCGCAAATATCCGATCTTGCGAAGCGGGCGGGAGTAACGGCGGAAGCATTCCAGAAAATGTCCTTTGCTTTTGGCGGCGGTGAGAACGTGACGGCGGCTTTGGAAAAGTTGAATGAGAATCGGGCGCTGGCATTGCAGGGCGGGACCGGTTCGGCGCAGTCACTTGCTTTTGGGAAGCTCGGTATCAGCCAGGCAGAGCTACACTCCAACACCGGGGATGTGCTCATGCGGAAGATTGGGGACGCTGTGAAGGCAGGCAACGTGCAAGAATTAGCAGAGCCATTGAAACAAACACTCGGCAAGGGGTTTGGGGAGTTGGTTCCAGGATTCAAGAAAGGCATGGATGAAATGGGGGAAGCGGCGCGGCAGGCCGGGGCGATTGCGAGTAACGAACAGATTGCTTCACTGGAGGCGGTTAATAAGGAATGGAAATTATTAACTACCTCTTTGATGGTTTCTTTCATTCCTGTTATTCAGGCAATTATACGGGGCATTGAAGGATTGAAAGAGGCTGTCATGGATTTTGACGCTTTTGTGGTGGGCTTTGTAGAGTCAATTATTCACCCGTTTGATCCTGAAAAAGCCGGCAAGGACAGGATAGCGGCTTACGACGCAAAGCGTGAAGCTGCTGTAGGAGCGGCCGGCGCAGCCTTAGGCGCTTACAACGCAAATCCATCGGCGGCAAACCAAACCGCTCTCGACGCGGCTCAAAAGGAAGCGATGGCCGCTAACATAACTGCGGCTTCGGTCCGGGAGCAAGAGGCTAACGCATCGAAAGAACGGAACAAGTTAGGGCTGTCAAGTTTCATTCCCCGCCCTGTCATGGAGGGAATAAGGCTGGCGCAATCAGAATCGGAAATACAAAGACAGGAACGCGAGGCGCGGAAAACTATTGCTTCCATTCCAGACATAACACCAAATTTCACAGCGGCCGCAGAGTCTGGAAAAACCACCACGCGCGCGGAAACGTCTTACGAGAAAATGTCCCTTCATGTTGACAGCCTCGCGAAGATGGGCGGTTTTGTTGGAGGCGCGGGCGGAGATGCTATCGTGACAATCGCAAAACAGCAACTTGATGTTACCAGGCACATGGCCGGCGGAGTGGAGACAATCACAAAGTATGTGCAAGGGAAACTGCAAAGCACGTCAACCTCACACACGGAAGGAGACGCTAACGGAGCATGATCGGCGGAAATGTCAAAGTCCAAGGTTCACATATGAACCTGAAAACGACCGGACCGATTGGCCTGGCGGAGCGTAGCGAGACCGGTGCGTGCTACCAGCGTTTCATTTTCGAGGGATTGCCGGCCGTGGTGGAAGCCTACGCGACCAACCTGCCGCTTGGTAACAAAGCGTCCATTCAGAATAACGGGCCGGTGTCGGTGTTGACGGTGGAAGTCGGTTTCTCCGCTACTGACGCGAAATGGGAATTTGACCGCGAGAATTTACAGCAGGACATTTTATCTGCTCCCTTTCTCAATCCCCCAGCAGGTGGACCCCGCGGCCCAATTTCAGCGGAGGCCCGGGCGGCCTTCTTGAATTGGAAAAGCCAGGGTGTTATTGACTCAGAGCCGATTGCTTATACTGGGGACAACCCTGACGGGTGGTCTGATGATTCCGTTTGGTATCTCAATGCGTTACAGAGTCTTCACCTGCAAGGGGTTGAGACGGTCCCGGCTAAGGCGCTGATAATGAAGCTGACGGCGACGTTCCCCGTGGCCATGTTCGTTCAAGACCCCGCGAACGAACCGCCTGCATTGAATGTTGACCCGACTTCGACCACGATTTATACATCCGACCAAATCGCGCAGGCTTACGGTTTCGCGATGTATCCAGGTTTTGCCAGTCAGTTGCCGGGACTACCGAATGGGCTTGTGCCGGTCCCGTCCTATCCAAACCCGGCGACTGTGAATGGGACATGGGGCTGGTGGCCGCGTCTTGTCAACGCGACGTGGATAGGCCGGGGCATGGTGCAAATCAGTAACGATTGGGTGTTTGCTTGCTACTCAAATTATCTTTACCAATTGGCTGGCGCCGCCCCAGGAGGAGCATGAGACCGATCCCACATCCTTTTGACATTCCCGGCAAGCCGAGACTTTCCCGGATGTTGAATGATTTGCGGGAGAATTGTCAGGCGAACATTTTGAGGGATTTACGCGGAGGCACATTCTCACGAACGGCGAATGGCACTTATGCGGCAGTGAAGGCGCAAAGGGGCGGGGGGGCAGGCGCGTTAGTCCAGAAAATGATTGTTATTGACGAGGTG